AGACAGCAACGGAGGCTAATGTTTAATGGATATTTTTGGCAGAAAGGAAAAGGAACAAGCAGCATTGTTTTCAAGATACAGTGCTGTATTCAACACGGAAGATGGCAAGATAGTATTGAATGATCTGATGAGGACATTCAGTATACTTGATAGCACTTTCGATTCAGACCCACATGTACATGCCTATAACGAGGGTGCGCGATCAGTTGTGATGCGTATTCTTAAAACTATAAATACCGACCCTGAGCAATTCGCAAGAATCGTTAAAGGACAATTGGAGAAAGATTATGAAATTTGAGTATTACATGAAACAAGAAGAAGCGGGCGCACCTGATTTATTAGGTGGAGCTGATCCAGTAACACCACCAGCAGGTGAACCGGCAACACCACCGGCAGCTATTGCAGAAGGTTGGTTAACAGGCGTTGATTCTGATCTGGCAAGTGATGCATCTATGGGTGCAATCAAGGACATTAACTCATTAGTAAAGAGTTATATCCATGGACAGAAGATGGTTGGTAAGGACAAGATCGTTCTTCCTGATGAACATGCTTCTGAGGATGACATCAATGCATTTTACAGTAAGCTAGGTAGACCTGAGCTTGACAAGTATGAGGTTAACTTTGGAGAAGCTAAGTATGGTGACGACTTTAAGAAATCCTTTATCGAAACTGCACATAAAGCCGGCGTCATGCCGAAGCAAGCTGAGGCAATGTTTGGATTCCTACATGGGCAGATTGAAACTTCAAACACAGAAGCGACAGAAGCCAGAACTAACGCTCAGCAAGAGAACATGGCTGCACTTAGAAAGGAGTGGGGAAACGGTTTCGACAAGCACGTTGCAACAGCAAGAGAGGCTCTCAATACTTTAGCTGACGATTCATTTAAAGATTACCTTAAGGAATCAGGACTAGCTACTGACCCAACATTAATTAAATTCTTTGCAAATCTTGGAAGCAAGATGAACGAAGATACGTTTAGCCCTGACGATGATGAGTGATATGAATCACCCTTATTGGAATAAGCACCACGCTAACCACTCTAAAGCTGTAGCCGATATGACAAGATATCAGGAAGTTTTAGTTAGTTAGGGGTTGACTTGACGCACGTATCGGTTATTCTATTGTATATCTATAGGATAACCTTACGGCCCAAGACATGTAGGTATACTCTCGACTGCCCATAAGGATAACAGTTAACTTAATAATAACTTAAACTTAACAAGGAATAGTTTATGTCTTTCCAAATCACAGAAGCGATTGTTAAACAATACTCAAGTAATGTTTTTCATTTAGCTCAACAAGAAGATTCTCGTCTTGCGCCATTCGTAAGAAGAGAAACACAAAATGCTGAATCTGCGTTCTACGACAGAATCGGTGCAGTAACAGCAATGAAGAAAACAGGTCGTCATTCTGATACTACTTACCAAGATACTCCACATTCAAGACGTAGAGTAACTACGGAAGATTACTTCCACGCTGACCTAGTTGATAAAGAAGATAAGCTTCGTATCATCATGAACCCTGAGTCTGAATATGCTCAAGCTGCTAAGATGGCACTTGCAAGAGCAATGGATGACGTTATTATTGATTCTGCATTAGGTGCGGCATCAGCAGGTGTTGACGGTGGAACGCCAGTTAATTTAGCTGACGTAAACAGAATTGCTTGTCATGACGGTTCTACTCTTACTGGTAACGGTCTTAACGTTAAAACTTTAAGAGCTATCAAAAAGAAGTTTAACCAAAACGAAATCTTTGACGAAACTCTATATATCGCTATTACTGCTGAGCAGTTAGACAATATGTTAGGTGAATTAGAGATTACTTCTGCTGACTTTAACTCTGTTAAAGCTCTAGTTGCTGGTGACGTAGATACTTTTATGGGATTCAAATTCATTAGAATTGAAAGACTTCCTGTAACAACTTCTACAGTTACTTACGATGAAGTAAGTGGTTCTGTTGGAGCTGGTTCGGCAACTATGCCAATCGCTGCAAGACGTATCATGGCTTGGTCTATGCCGGGTATCTTACTTGCAACTGCATCAGAAGTTAAAGGTAGAATTGATGAACTTCCGGGTAAACATTATGCACATCAAGTATATGCATCTATGTCTATCGGTGGAACTCGTATGGAAGAAGTACGTGTTTGTGAAGTTTACTGTAAAGAATAATAAAAACTTAGGGGGCTTCGGCCCTCCTACTTAGGAGATAGCAATGGCTAACTTTTACTCAAATCAATACCAATCAGCATTTGTTACTGAGCCTAAAGGCAAATTAGCACCAGCTGAACTTAATGGACGTGTTAGAAGAATCTTCGCAGACGTTACATTAGGGGCAGAGATCACTACTGCTGATTCTCTTTTCGTAGCAAAGCTACCGTCTAACGCTGTAGTTATGCAAGCACATGTTGTAGCTCCGGGTGGAACAGGTGGAACTTTAGCACTAGGTTGGGCCGCTGGTCTTAACGAAGTTGCTGATGCTGACGGACTTGTTGCAGGTATCGCAGGTAACGCGGCTGTTAACGAAAAAAGAGACTTAAGTGCCTCAGAAGCTTTTGCTTCAAAACGTTTTTCAGAAGACGTTGACTTAATCCTTTCAGCCTCAGTTGATTCTGTTGGTTGGACTGGTGATTTAGTTAAGGTTGAAATCTTATACGTAATCGACTAAGATTCATATAGCCCTTGGTACTATCCACCAAGGGCTTCCTTTATCTTGGAGATGATATGGCTACGCAGCTAGATATTTGCAATTCAGCATTAATCAAATTAGGGGCGGAACCGATTGTTGCCCTTACAGATAACACTAAGAGAGCCAAGCTCTGCGCTCAACAATACTCAAAGTCAAAGCGTAAAATGCTTTACAATGATCCTTGGAATTTCGCTATCCAAAGAGAAGAACTCACAGCTAACGGTGAGATACCTGTGTTTGGGTTCGATAACAAGTTCGATCTACCAACAGACTACCTACGTATCCTAGAACTGGAAGTAGTGTCTAAAGAATGGCAGATGGAAGGCGAAACTATATTAGCAAATGATGATACAATCAGAGTTAGGTACATCGCAGAAGTTGATGAGGATATATTCTCACCATCGTTTGAAGAAGCCCTAGCCTTAGACATAGCCTATGACTTGTCGTATGCACTTGTGCAGGACAAAGCTTATAGATCCCAATTACAGCAAGAGAAAGAGTTTGCACTAGCACAAGCTAGATCATTCAACGCTCAAGAAGGAACAGCTCCTCAGTTAACTGATGATAGCTTCCTAGTATCAAGAGATCATTTCTCATCTGACATTCCTTTTGTGAATGACATACCGTAGGATATAAAATGCCTAGATATAACTATATGCAGAACTCATTTATCTCTGGACAGATCAGCCCTAAACTGGCGGCACGTACAGACGTAAATGAGTATAAGACAGGCTTGAGAGAGCTGACCAATATGAACATCTACCGATCAGGTGGAGCATCAAGACGTAACGGATTTGCGAGAGCAGGTAACGATTACGCAGACAACTTGGTAAACTATATCCGTATCCCATTCACACAACTTGATGGTTCTACTGTTAATGTAATTGTGAAACTCGGAGCTAACGCTGAGATATATCAAGAGGGTGACCCTACATTTATAATCGACTTTATCAATGCAGGAGTTCTTACGAACTTAGAGAACGTAAACGTAGGTTCTGGTTTATCTTGGGTACAGCATAACAGAGATATGATTATAGTACACAGCTCAGGTGATCTTGAGCCTATTATAATCAGCGAGACTTTCCCAAGTACAATCTTTGGAGGTAGTAAGTTTACATTCCAAAACTGGACTGATGGAACTACTCTAACAGCAGACCCTACTAGCCAAGTAAATACACACAGAGTATTCGGTTCACCTATAGGTAAGCCTAACAATACATCAACTACAATCACTCCGGCAGTTGCTCCTACCGTTGGGGCATTTATGAACTTCACGGCAAGTACAGCTATCTTTGATACTGGACATGTTAATACATTTTTCTATTCAGACCAAGACGGTACAGCCCCTAACATTAGAAACTATGCGTTTAAAGTTACGGCCTATGTCAGTGCCACAGTTGTTACAGGTCAGGTTGTGCTTATAAGTACAGGAGCAGCTCCTACAGGCGCGGCATCAACGTACTGGTATGAATCAAACTGGTCTGACTATCGTGGATGGCCTAAGACAATACAGATGCACAATGGAGCATTAGTATTTGGTGGTAACAAGACACAACCTACAACTCTATGGAGTTCAGAAGTAGGTTCGATGTTTGAGTTTAACTTCCATTGGGATTCAGTTCAAGGTACAGAGTCAACATATGCTAGATCACCAGTGGTTACTGCGGCTTCTCCATTTGAAAGAACATTAGGAGATTCTCAAGGCGATGCCATTGCTTGGTTGAAGTCAACTAGAACATTACTGGTAGGTACTACATCTACAGAGTATGCAGTTGATATGACAGTAGGAACAGCTCTACCACAAACTAGAGAAGGCGGAGCAACTATACAACCTGCTGCTGCTGATAACTTTATCTACTACGTATCGAGAGATAGAAGGTCTATCCATGAGATCGGTTATTCAAATGACAATGGTTCTTTTATTTCTAGGAATATTAGCACACTATCAGATGACTTGATTGGTAGTTCTCGTATCAAGAAACTGGTATGGTACTCACCATCTAATCTATTATTCTTCTTAACAGATGACGGTAAACTATACTCAGTAACTCTGCATAGATCAGCACAGGTTACAGGATTCAACTCTGTCCCTGTTGCAGGTAATGTACTAGATATTTACCTAAGTGTAGATATCCTTGGTGATACTAACTTCTTCATCGTAACAGATAAGACAGATATGGAAGCCAGTTACACAGCCCCAAGTGGTACTGCTGTTCAGTTATTAGAACTGGTAGACAAGAACCCACTAGGTACAGGTATCTGGTATTTAGATTATTCTACTACAGCCTTAGATTTAATAACTCCGGGAACGTATCCAACAAGTATAACTCCGGGATTAGTTATCACAGCTGTTGATGTAAACACTCAGATCATCTATAAGGATTTAGTTGTTGGAGCTTCTGGTGAGATTATTCCGGGTGTGACAGGAGCGACATTACTTGTAGGATTACAGTACACGTCTAGGTTAACTACACTTAATTTAGAGGTAGGGCCTAATCCTCTATTGAATAGTCAGGGTGATATAACTAGAATAGATCGTGTTACACTTAAGCTATATAAGACGAAAGCAGGGACTTATGGTTCTGTTGGTTCGTCACTATATGATTTTGAATTAGAAGACCCTACTGTAGAGTTCTCTGGTAATGTTCAAGTGGACTTACCTCAGTCACCAGACGATGAGAACTTTATAATAGTGGAAACAGATGAGCCTCTCCCAATGAACATACTAGGTATGGTTATGAGAGGGTCTAATAACGGAGGTTAATATGGCAGCAGGACTAGCCTTATTCGCAGTAGGAACGGCCCTCAGTGTATTTGGGCAGATACAAGCTAACAGAGCGCAAGCGGAAGCTGAAGAACAAAACGCTCTATGGTTAGATGAGCAGGCTAAGTTCGCTCAAGCCGCCTCTAATCGTGAGCAGGATATATTCGCCCGTGAGTCTGAACTACAGATCGGTGAGCAGATTGCAGGACTTGGAGCATCAGGCTTTGAGATTTCTGGTACAGCTATTGATATACTTAACGACAGTTTTAGAGCAGCATCCGAAGAGATGGCCGCTATTAGATTACAGGGTAAGATGCAAGTAGAAGAAGCAGCATTAAAAGCACACGCAGCTAGAGCTAATGCAGACAGATTAACAGACCCTACTACTACTTTCTTGCAAGCAGGTGGTACAATTCTATCTGGTTCAGCCGGATTAATATAGGATAACTATGGCAACGATACCATCATTTAAAGAAAGTCAAAGACTAGCTCCATCTAATCCTACAGGATTCCAATCCTCATCAGCAGCTCGTATACAGGGTGATGCACTAGCAGGTTTTGGTAGAGGGTTAGCATCAGTCGGTACTCAGTTACATAAGCTACAACAGAGACAGAACGCTGCTGAGAGGACATTAGCTCAGTCAGACTTTAAGAACGCTATGACTAAGAAGCTTCAAGACTTGAACGCTGAGATAGTTCAAAACGGTAAGTCAGGAGCAGAAGATACAGCTGACTATGATAAGAAATCATCTGATGTACTTAACTCTGTTCTTAAGGATTTCGATAAGAAGTATGGCGGTAAATACGGTAACGAGTTCAACGTAACTGGTAACGGATTAATCAATGGTGTACGTCAAGGCGTTATGACTAACGGGTTAGCTAAGCAGAAGAACTTTCTTGCTAACGGGATTGATAAACTTACTAGCCAGTTCAACAGTCAAGCTATAACAAGTCCTGAGACTATTACGGAAACACTGACTGACTACACAACATCTATCAGTGGAATGATGGTAGACATGGGAGCATCTCAACAGGTCACCACTACTGCTACATTCGCAGGTCACAGAGGATTAGTGGACGCGGCTATTGAAGGATACATTAAGAAAGGTAAATAT